CTAGCCTTCATCATCGCAGCAATTTAATAAGGAGTTAACTAATGGATCTAATCTGGGAAATCTTCAACTGAATATACGTTTTTACCAGAACAACACATTATTATAAATAGGACATATACACACAACACTAATGATGGGTTGGGATATGTCCTATTATAAAGACCTAACGATAGACCAAGGTTCTTCAGTTTCTATTGATGTCTATCTTACAAACAAAGACGGTACGGCTAAGAATTTAACCAATTACGCGCCGACTGCTCACATCAGTCCAAACTATAATCTTGATAGTGATAATATTACTGTGTTTACTTGCACAGTAGATTCTGCTGCGTCTGGAATTATTAATCTTGCTTTATCCTACACTCAAACGGATAATCTAAAAGCAAATAAAAGGTATGTCTATGACCTTGAGATTGCTAGAGATAGTTCTGGTTCAATTGCAGAAATCGAACGAGTTATGGAAGGTCAGATTTTCGTAACCCCATCCGTTACTAAATTACCGAATCTATAATATATGACAACTGTAGTTAAAAAAGTAGTGGAAAATAAAGCCAGGGTTGACAAGGTAGTTATTACTAAAAATACTTTGGTTAAAAAGGTCGTTATAAACTAACCAATAAATATTATTGAAGAAAAGGATTAACAATAATGGCAACACCAAATTCAAGGCAATCACTGATAGATTTCTGTCTTCGCAGATTAGGTGCGCCTGTAATTGAAATCAATGTTGATGACGACCAAATTGAAGATAAGGTTGATGATGCATTACAGATGTATCAAGAGTTTCATTCTGATGCCTCCTACCGTACATATTTAAAACATGTTATCACACAAACAGATAAAGACAATGGGTATATTCCCATAGATTCTAACGTATTGTACGTGTCTCAAATGTTTCCTTTAAACCCAACCTTTTCTTCTGTTAATCTATTTGACATTCGTTATCAGATGATGCTGAATAGTTTAGGCGATTTCATGAACTTCGCTGGTGGTATGGCATATTACTATCAGATGCAACAATACTTAGAATTTTTAGATATGGTATTGTCGGGATATCCGCAAACCACTTGGTCACGTCATCAAGATAGACTTTACATTTGGGGCGAATGGTCAAATGGTGATTTAACTGTTGGTGATTATGTTGTTGCAGAAGTCTATACCGCAGTTGATCCTGATTCGTTTTCTAGTGTTTATAATGACATGTTCATAAAAAATTACACCACCGCTTTAATTAAACAACAGTGGGGTATGAATATGTCCAAGTTTGAGGGAATGCAGTTGCCAGGAGGCGTCACAATCAGTGGCAGACAGATTCTAGATGATGCTAACACAGAGTTAAGGGAACTAGAAGAAAAACTTCGTTTGGAACAAGAACTTCCACCAGACTTTTTTGTGGGTTAATTAAATGGCTACTAATCCATATTTCAGTCAGGGTAGAAAAAGCGAACAGTTGTTGTACGAGGATTTAGTTGTTGAATCCTTAAAGATGTACGGACAGGACGTTTACTATCTACCAAGAGAATTAGTTAATAAAGATGATGTCTTTGTTGACGATTCGGTTTCTCGTTTTTCTGATGCTTACAGAATTGAAATGTACATTGAAAACACTGAAGGGTTTGATGGTGAAGGCGATTTGTTCACCAAGTTTGGTGTAGAGATTCGAGATGCAGCCACGTTTATTGTTGCTCGTAGAAGATGGAATAGTGTAGTCGCAGAAAACGAAGCCACCGATGTAGTTCCCTTCTTTCGTCCCCGTGAAGGTGATGTAATCTATTTACCTTTGTCTCAATCTATGTTTCAGATTATGAAAGTAGAAACAGAGACACCGTTTTTTCAGTTAAAGAATCTTCCTACATTTAGAATGCGTTGTGAACTCTTTGAGTATAACGACGAAGACTTTGACACAGACATTGAAGAGATTGACCAAGTAGAAAACTTCTCAGCGTATCAATATGTCATGACATTTGCATCTGTCACTGGAACCTTTGAGGTTGGTGAATCTGTTAGTCAAGACAACACAGAATATACGATGAGTGGTGAAGTGGTGAACTGGGACGCTGTAAACAATAAACTTTATCTGGCACATGTCGGAGCTAACGATGGTGAATTCCACACATTCACCACAACCGCACAAGTTATTGGTGGAACCTCTGGTGCTGTCGGAACACCGACACTCATCGAAGAATTACAAAATATTCAACGTGAAGCGCAGAACGATATCTTTGATGTATTTGAAAGTGACTTCCTTGACTTTACAGAATCTAATCCGTTTGGAGATCCACAGTAATGTTCGGTACATATTTTTATCATCAGCGGGTTAGAAAGGCTGTTGCCGTTTTCGGTTCATTGTTTAATAATATTTATGTTTTAAGAAAGAATTCTAGTGGGGAGGTTATTAGTCAGGTTAAGGTGCCGCTTTCTTATGCGCCCAAAAGAAATTTCATCGAACGAATAGAACAGATGAATAAAGGAGAGGATGCAGAAAGACAGATTGCAATTAAGTTACCTCGTTTGTCCTTTGAAATCGTATCTATGGAATATGACCTTGCGAGACAATTACCTAAAATAAATTCTCGATCAAAACAATTAACAAACGGAAGTAGTAGCGTATCAGATAGAACTCGACTCTATACTTCTGTTCCCTACAATATCAACTTTCAGTTAAACGCATATGCAAAATCTCAAGACGATGCATTACAAATCGTTGAACAGATTATTCCGTTCTTTAATCCACAATATACAGTAACGGTCAAACCTCTTGAAGACTTAACAGATATTAAAGACGATGTGCCTATCGTATTACAAGGGCTGAATTTTCAGGATGATTATGAGGGACCATTAGAAGCTAGAAGAACTATCATCTACACGATGGACTTTTCCATGAAAATTAGTTTCTATGGTCCTCTATCTACTGGACCTATTATTCGTCAGGTTGATGGTCAGATTTATCAACAAGGCACTGGATTAACCGGAGATAGTGATACTCTACTTGAAACACTCCGAACAACTCCAGACCCCTTAGCAGTAAGTCCTGATAGTGATTTTGGGTTTAGTTATGAATATTTCAATGCATTGGATAGTGTTTGATGAAAAATAATGACAATAACAATACAAAAAATATACAAGACGATTATGATACTTCACGTGATACGTATCTCGAATTAATTGAGGGAGGTAAAGAATCCCTTGAATTGATGATACAGGTGGCACGTGAATCAGAACACCCACGGGCTTTTGAAGTTTTGTCAGGTATGATTAAAAACATCGCTGATGTCACAGACAAGTTGATGGAACTGAACAAAAAACATAAAGACGTGATGAGAGAAGAGGTACCTGAACAAAAACAAATCACAAACAACAATGTGTTTTTAGGAAGCACAACAGATTTGCAACGTTTATTACAGAATGAAGAGAAGGTGATTAGTGATGATGCAAAACTCGTTACTGAGAATGAATAACGAAACATATCTCGGCAACATCAATGTAAAACGTGATGGTGTGGTTCAGGAATGGACTAAGGATGAAGTTCGTGAATATAAAAAATGTATGGACAACCCATCATATTTTGCTGAAAATTATGTCAAAATTATTTCGTTGGATAGCGGACTTGTTCCTTTTAATCTTTACCCCTATCAAGAACGCATGTTCGACCATTTTAACAATAATCGTTTTAATGTTGTACTTGCTTGTCGACAATCTGGTAAATCAATTTCGTCAGTCGCCTATCTCCTTTGGTATGCAATCTTCCATCCAGAAAAAACCGTTGCAGTCCTCGCAAACAAAGGTGCCACTTCAAGAGAGATGCTTGGACGTGTTACACTCATGCTTGAGAATCTTCCTTTCTTTTTACAACCAGGCTGTAAAACTCTTAATAAAGGTTCTATCGAGTTTTCTAATAATTCTCGGATTATTGCTGCTGCCACTAGCGGGTCTTCTATTCGGGGCATGTCTGTTAATTTGCTCTATCTCGATGAATTTGCTTTTGTTGAGCGAGCATCTGAATTCTACACTTCCACCTATCCTGTTGTATCCGCAGGAAAAGACACCAAAGTCATCATCACCTCAACCGCCAACGGAATCGGAAACGTGTTCCACAAAATATGGGAAGGCGCCGAACAAGGTATAAATGAATTTAAATCGTTTCGTGTAGACTGGTGGGATGTTCCCGGCCGGGATGAAGAATGGAAAGCCCAAACAATTGCGAATACTTCGTCACTCCAATTTGACCAAGAATTTGGCAACACCTTTTTTGGAACAGGGGACACCCTTATAAATGCCGAGACACTTCTGTCACTAAGGGCAAAAGCGCCTCGGCAGGTTTTAGAGGGCGGTCTTCTAAAAATTTATAACGAACCTGCTAGCAAGCACGAGTACATCATGACCGTTGATGTCTCGAAAGGAAGAGGTCAGGACTATTCTACGTTCACTATTATTGACATTACGACACGCCCTTTTAGTCAAGTGGCTGTGTATCGGAACAATACTATCTCTCCAATACTCTTCCCTGATATTATATATAAGTATGCAACCGTTTATAACAACGCTTATGTGGTTGTAGAATCAAATGACCAAGGTTCTGTGGTATGTAATGGTTTATACTACGACCTTGAATACGAAAATATACATCTCTCCTCAGCCGTAAAATCTAATTCAATCGGTGTTGAAATCACTCGCAAAACAAAACGTTTAGGTTGTTCTGCCATCAAAGATATTCTAGAAGAAAAGAAACTTGTAATACACGACGATAATACTATTTTAGAAATCTCTACATTTGTCGCTAATGGTGTTTCGTATCAGGCCAGTGACGGTAACCATGATGACCTAATGATGAACCTCGTGATGTTCGGTTACTTTGTCACAACACAAATGTTTGCTGATATGACTGATATCAACCTCAAACAGATGATGTTTGAAAACAGAATGCAAGAGATAGAAGATGATATTGTTCCATTTGGTTTTATAGACGATGGTTCATCTCAAATTGATATGATTGAACAACGAGAAGAGATAGATCGACAAGGATGGCAACTTTTTCACGACCCTTTCTAAAAACCCCACAAATATAAATAAATACATTGAATATTCGTATTATGTAAATCTTATTATTAGCTAATAAAGAAAAGGAAACGATTATGGCTCTTTTTACCCCATCAGCGTCTCCCAGCATTACTGTTAAAGAAATTGACTTAACGGGGGTTGTCCCTTCAGTCACAACTTCAACTGGTGCTTATGTAGGAGAATTTTCTTGGGGTCCGGTACATCAACCAACGCTCGTGGATAACGAAGCAACTTTGGTTTCGACGTTCGGGTCTCCAAGCACAACAAACGCAGTAGACTTTTTGTCTGCCGCAAACTTTTTGCAATACTCAACAAGTCTTTTTGTATCACGTACAGTAGATGATACTGCTAACACAGGCGCATTAAATGCATATGATTCAGATGAAGTAGGTGTTTTAGTATCTAAACCATTGGTTAAGAATGCCGACGATTTCGATATTCAGAACACAGCAGCTGGTCTCAAAGACGCCGCCAAATTCCATACATTCATCGCAAAGTATCCGGGCGATGCTGGTAACAGTCTCAGAGTAGAACTGTGTCCTGCTAAGTCAAACGATACAACTTTGTTTGATGGTTGGGCATACGCCAGTTATTTCGATGCAGCGCCAGGTACTTCACAGTACGCTACTTCCGTTAGTGGTGCAGACGATGAAGTTCACGCTGTCGTAGTAGACGAAAACGGCACTTTAACTGGCACAGTAGGTGCTGTTTTAGAAACCTTCCCGTTCTTATCTTTTGCAACAGACGGCAAGACTGTAGATGGTTCTAATAACCACGTTATTGATGTTATTAACAATCGTTCAAGTTATGTTTGGGCAATATCCCTAAACAAACATGACGGTGCAGGAGCTGAAGATTATAACTTCACATCAACCGCAGCAGGAACAGACTTTGAACCGACCACACCAACTATTCATACGTTTAGGTTAGGCGGTGGTTCTAATGGTCCTGCAATTGATACTGGTGATGTTGCGAAAGGATTCGACGAGTTCGAAAGTAAAGAAAACATTCAGGTGGATTTCTTAATCGCTCGTGGTATGACTGCTACTGCTGACCAAACTACGGTTGTTAACGACCTTGTAGGTACGGCAGCATCTCTGCGTAAAGACTGTGTTGTTGTTACTTCACCCGCTAGAGAAGATGTTGTTGGTCTAACTGCTGCAGCAGCAGTAACCGCAACGACTGGTGGTATTGCAAATTTCACAGCATCATCTTACCTGATTGTAGATAATAACTACTTTAAGGTATATGATAAGTATAATGACCAATATGTGTTTATCCCGGCTGCTCCTGGCACTGCTGGTTTGATGGCATCAACTGATGCTGTCGCTGCACCGTGGTTCTCACCCGCTGGTCAAAGAAGGGGTCAATATTTTGGAGTTACTTCCTTGGCTTATTCAGCTAGTAAGTCACAAAGAGATACATTGTACAAAGTTGGAATTAATCCGATTGTAAACTTGCCTGGTCAGGGTATTATTCTTTTTGGTGATAAGACTAAAGAATCTCGCCCATCAGCTTTCGATCGTATTAATGTCCGCCGATTGTTCCTCGCAATTGAAAGGTCAATCGAACGCGCTGCAAGAAACGTAATGTTTGAATTCAATGATGAATTCACTCGTGCAGAGTTTGTTAATATCGTTGAACCGTTCCTGAGAGAAATTCAGGGTCGAAGAGGTGTTACAGATTTCCGAGTGGTTTGTGATGAAACAAACAATACTGCTGCAGTAATTGACCGTAACGAGTTTGTTTGTTCAGTATTTGTCAAACCTGCTCGTTCTATTAACTACATCACTCTTAATTTCGTTGCAGTTCGCACCGGAGTTGATTTCAGTGAAGTGGTTGGTACGGTTTAAGCACAACCATAAGGAGAATTTAAATGGCAATTTTAGGAGTCGATGACTTTAAGTCAAAACTGAGAGGTGGTGGTGCTAGGCCGAATCTGTTCCAAGCAACTGTTAACTTCCCAGCTTACGCTGGAGGTGATGTCGAACTGACATCATTTTTATGCGAAGCTGCTCAGTTACCCGCCTCAACTATGGGACTGGTAACAGTTCCGTTTCGAGGTCGTCAGTTGAAAATAGCTGGTGACAGAACGTTTGAACCTTGGACAGTAACAGTAATCAATGATACTGATTTCACTGTTCGAGATTCAATGGAGCGATGGATGAATGGCATGAACGCACATTCAGCAAACACTGGTTTGGTCAATCCCATCGATTATCAAGCTGACCTCTTTGTAGATCAGTTGGATAAAGATGGTACCACCATTAAGCGTTACAACTTCCGTGGTTGTTTCCCGACCAATGTTGCACCAATAGACCTTTCATATGCAACAGAGAACGAGATTGAAAGATTCACAGTAGAATTCCAGATTCAATACTGGGAGTCGAACACAACATCTTAAATCTCTACTAAATAATCGGGACTCCTTCGGGAGTCCCTTTATTTTTACTTTTTGGACACAGATATGGCAGACGATAGTATCTTTAAATTATTCGGTTTTGAACTACGCAGGACACAAGCACAGAAGAAAGAAAAACTTTCCTCTATTGTTCCTCCTACGGATGACGATGGTGCTGGATATGTCACTACTGCCGCTGGTCATTATGGTCAGTATATTAACATGGAAGGTGACCAGTCAAAAGACAATCACCAATTAATACTACGTTATCGTGGAGTCGCAACACATCCAGAAGTGGACATGGCAGTTGAAGAAATTGTCAACGAATCCATTACTGCTTCTGAACTAAGATCTAATGTTGAACTATCATTAGAAGATGTAGAAGCCCCCGATAAAATCAAAGATCAAATTCAAGAAGAATTCGAAAATGTCGTGTCAATGTTGAAGTTCAACGATAATGGTCACGATATTTTTCGTTCATGGTATGTTGATGGAAGAATTTATCATCACTTACTTGTGAACGAATCCAATCTTAAAGCTGGTATTCAAGAGGTTAGACACATTGATGCCGCAAAGATTCGTAAAGTTAAAAATGTAAAGTATAAAAAAGACCCTGCAACGGGCGCAAAGATTGTTGAGTCGGTAGAAGAGTTTTATATTTACGAAGACAAGCCTGGGCAACAATCATCAGCGGTTAAACTTTCTACTGATTCAATCAGTTATGTTACATCCGGTTTACTCGATGAGACAAAGAAGAAAGTAGTATCACATCTACACAAAGCATTAAAACCAATCAACCAGTTAAGAATGATGGAAGACTCTATGGTCATCTATCGTCTTGCACGTGCACCGGAAAGACGTATCTTTTATATCGACGTGGGTAACTTGCCTCGTGGTAAGTCTGAACAGTATATGAAAGATATTATGGCTAAGTATCGTAACAAATTAGTATACGATGCGAATACTGGCGAACTCAAAGATGATCGCAAACATATGTCGATGCTTGAAGACTTCTGGTTGCCTCGTCGAGAAGGTGGTCGTGGAACAGAGATTTCTACGTTGCCTGGTGGTGACAACCTTGGTCAGATTGATGACATCATTTACTTTCAGAAAAAATTATATCGTGCATTAAATGTTCCGGTTAATCGTTTAGAACAAGAAGCCCAGTTCTCTCTTGGTCGTGCAACTGAAATTTCACGAGACGAAGTTAAACTACAAAAGTTTGTTGACCGTCTTCGTAGAAAATTCTCTCAGGTGTTTTTGGGCATTCTTCGTAAACAACTTCTGTTAAAAGGTATCATCACGGAACAGGATTGGGAAACGTGGCGAAATGATATTGTCGTAGATTTCGTTAAAGACAACCATTTCACTGAGCTCAAAGAAACGGAAATTATGCGTGAACGAATCGGTCTTCTCAACGAAGTAGATCAGTTCGTTGGCAATTATCTAAGTAAAGAGTGGATTTGGAAAAATGTTTTGAGAATGTCTGAAGAAGATATCGAAGATATTCAAAAACAAATTGAGAGTGAAGGTGACGATGGGGGAGTTGATTTGCCTGGAATGGGAGGCGGTGACGAAGAGAGACCACAGAAACCTCAGAATACCCCTGTTCCAGATGAGGAGGAGAACCCTGCTAAAGAACCAGAAGAGAAAAAAGAAAAATATATACCTACACATGAAGATGAATTACTTGAAGAAATGACAAGGTATATGGCACGAATCAATGAGCAAGATTGATACGATTTCTACTGCGTTTTCAGTTGTACATACGCAGAGAGAAATTGAAAAATTAGAAAATAAAATATACAATGTCCTTGAAGAAGTGCAGACCATACAAGGGCCCGTAGGTCGTGATGGAAAACAGGGTCTTAAAGGAGATAAGGGTGTCAAAGGTGATAAAGGCGATAAAGGAGAACGCGGAGAACGTGGTTCCGATGGCGCTATTGGACCAGTCGGACCTACTGGCGAGAAAGGAGATACTGGCGAACGCGGCGAACAAGGTGAACAAGGACTTCAAGGTGTTGCTGGAATTGCTGGCAAGGATGGAGAACGAGGAGAACGTGGCGAACAAGGACCACAAGGATTACAAGGGCCGCAGGGATTAAAGGGTGATAAAGGTGATAAGGGAGATCAAGGACCCAAGGGAGACGCTGGAGCAACTGGTAACAGGGGTGAAAAAGGTGATCGCGGCATTGATGGAACCAAGGGAGACTTGGGCCCACAGGGACCCAAGGGTGACAAAGGAGACAGGGGAGATACTGGACTTCGTGGCGAAAAGGGAGAACGAGGGGAAAAAGGTGAACCCGGAACACCTGCACCAGATTATAGAAACGAGTTTGAAGAAGCGTTAAAATCTTTTAATAAAAAATTAACGGAAAACGCATCTAGAGTAGACAATAGTATACAAAAACAGATTGATAGAATCAATCAATCTTTAAGCACTATCGGCGGTGGTGGTTCTTACAAATTGGTTGATAATGCTGATGTTGATAAAGCGGCATTAAAAGGAGTTGTAGATGATGCGATATTAATCTATGACCCAACTAAGAAAAAATTTATTGCGGATTCTTTCGTAAATGTGTTGGACAGATTAAAAGCGGAATTAGAAGTGCAGTATAACAAATTAATAGATCAGGAAGGGACGTTTTATTACATAGGTGAAGCTTTGCCTGGTACTAATGTGGATCAACCAAAATGGCGAATCAAACGTATCGAAGAAGTTGGTAATGACTACAATATTTTATGGGCAGATGGAACTGCTGAATTTGATAAAATATGGGATGATAGAGTTACGTTTACTTATTCATAATTATAAATAACAGGGTGCACAAACCTTAACTTACATGTAAACAAATAATTATTTCTACGTAGGAGATACTAAAATGCCAACAATTGTAGATCCAGATGGGTTGTTTGACAATGTTGTTGACTCAGCAGGGGCAAGCGTCTACATCGACACTGCATTACGAACAATTAAGATTCGTAATAACAGTGCTGCGCCTAAAGGCCCTACACTCGATGAAACGGGTGTAACCCTTCAGTCGCTTTACAGCTTTCTTAAACAGGAATGGAAAGATGATCCGAACGGCAAATCGTTAATCGCATATCCTTTCCCACTCGTCGCTATCACGCCAGAACAGTTCGAATGGCGTTTTGGATGGTCACCTGCTGACGATTCATCACGTTCTTTAATTCGTACTGCTGGTTGGAGAGAGTTTCATACTGATGATACAACCCTTAAGCGTCAGTATATCGGTACCATTTCACTTGGTAACATTGACGGTGACCAGAACCAAGACGATGCTGGTGACCAAGATTTTGTTTATTATGCGTTCTTCGATTCTGCGGATGGTACATCAAAAGCAGGTCCGTTTAATTATGACTTCCCAGGCGAAGTAAACCAAGCTGTATTGACTTACAAAGACAGTGATGCAAACGGAACATCAGA